ACAGACAAAAATGCTGAGGATCTTACCAATAAACAATTAGGAGATCAACAACAAGAACAACTTAAAACAAAAACTGAGGGTGAGGATTTTGTATTTGAGGAAGGTACTGGTAAAGCTATCTTTGCTGATTTTACAGATGAGCAAATGGAAAGTATTAACCAAACACTTATTAAGTTTGGAGCTGGAGAGTTAGATCAAACAAAAAAAAGATCTCTTAAATTTATATTTGATGAAATGGATGCTGATATTAAAAACAGCAAACTATTAGATAGTAATAAATTTTCAGACTTTGTTACTAAATTTATTCCAAGTGCTAACAAAGTAACTATCAAAGATTTGATGGATGAGGCAGCAAATCTAAATAGAAATGATGTTTATTTAAAATTACTTAAATTAAAAGAAGGTGAAACTGTAGATATGGCTACTATGGTCCGAGGTGTTATGGAGGCCAAACTACTTTATACAAGATTAAGATCTATAGCTTTAGATGCTGCTAATGGTCAGTTTACAGATTTAGACAAACAACAATTCTATCAACTGTATAGATTATTTTCTACTGTCTATGCAAAAGCAGCTGGAGATTTATCTGCAAGAGCTACTGGAATGAGAGTAGTACAATCTATTGATAAACCAACAAAAGAAGGTGCAGAAGATATTATAAAATTATTAACAGATGAAATGGGAGCAGATTTTACTGATGAAGGTTTCCAACAATTTGCTCAAGCATTTGTATCTTTAAAACCATTCCAAGCTGGTAAGATGGCTAAAGATAGTTATGGTAAAAAATTAAGAGATGCCTGGGCCGAGATTTGGGTAAATTCTTTATTATCATCACCTATAACACATGCAGTTAATATTGTAGGTAATACTACATTTAATACTTTGCGAATAGCTGAGTATGCGATTGCAGCTGGTATCAATAAAGTTCCAGGTTTAGGTGGACCAGATGGTGTAGCTTTTTCAGAGGTTATGACCATGATTAAATCAATGAGAGTTGGTTTTAGATTAGGTATGGAAAATAGTTACAGAGCTTTAAAAACTGGTGAGGCACAAACAACTAAATTAGATTTAAGAAAACCAAATGCTTTTGGTAAAACATTATTACCAGAGGGTATGCAAAATAGTATGATAGGTGGTTTTTTAGAATTACTAGGTACTATTAATAGACTACCAGGTACAGCTCTTGTTGCTGAGGATGAGTTTATGAAAGGTATTATGTACAGAATGGAATTAGAAAGAATAGCTCAAGTAAACTACAACAAACATTTACAATTAAAACCAGATGATGTTGAAGGTGCAGAAAAAATATTCTTACAAACAGTCAATAATCCAGATAATGCTACAGCAGCTTTAGCTAAAGAAAGTATGTTAGAGGCAACATTCCAAAAAGATTTACCAGATGGTGTACTTAAAAAATTTCAATCTACACTTAACATACCAGAGGTTAAATTATTTGTACCATTCTACAAAACTATAACAAACATATTTTTAGAAAGTTCTAAAAGAAATCCAGTTTTAGCTGGTTTAATGCCAACAGTAAGAAATGATTTAAAAGGATTAAATGGTAAAGCAAAACAACAACTAGCATTAGCTAAGTTATCTACTGGTGCTACTATGTTAGTAGGTTTTGGTATGTATGCTTATGGAGCTAACTCAACTGGTGGTGATTTTATGATTACTGGTATGGCCCCTTATACAAAAGCAGAAAGAGATAATTTTTATAGACAAGGTTTACAACCATATTCATTATGTGAAAAGACAAAGGGTAATACATACTCATGTACATCTTATGCAAGGTTTGATCCAGTATCTTCTTTGTTAGCTATATCAGCTGATACTGCTTACATACTATCAAGACCAGATCAATATGGAGATCCTTCATTTGATGAAAGAGCTATGGAGATAGTTCAAGCTGCTATTGGTGCTACATTTATGTATATGACTGAACAACCATTTTTAACTGGCATGAAAGAAATGTCAAAAATATTTCAACCAGGTGCATTTAATCCAGAAAAAGGAATTGGTAGTAGAGCTTTTGAATTTTTAGGTGAAAAAGTAACAGAGGGTGCTATGGCTGTAGTTCCTGGTGTAAGTAGTTTTGGTAATTATTTAACAAGAATGTCAGATCAAAATATTTACAATTATGCAATTACTGGTAGTCAAGATCAATGGTTTAGAGAAACATTTGATGTAGAAGGTGATATACCTTTAGCTATTAGAGGATTTTACAAAGCATACAACAAAGCTATGTTTAAAAGTCCATTCTTTAATACTGATTTAGAAAGAAAATTAAATTTATGGGGTGAGCCAATAGAAGGACCAGAGTTTAATATATTTTCACCTATAAGAGTTAAGAATACTAAATACAAAAAAGTAGATGAAATGTTAGTGAAATTAGGTTTTGGTCTTGCTATGCCTAGAGCTTTTATGGATGGAGTACCTATGAACCAAACAGAATACAATCAATATATTAGATTTATAAATATAGATAATGATGGAAATGGTGAGAGTGATTTATTACAAAATCTAAATGCTTTAGTGTTAAGTGCAGAGTTTATTAATTTAGCTATTACTGATGCTGATGAGGCTATGTCGCAAATACAAAGTGAGGTAAGAGAGGCTAAACAAGTTGCAAAAGATTTGTTCTTGCAGACTAATCCTAAGTTCAATGCTAGAGTGAATGAGATTAATAAAATTAAAAAAGAAAGAGTAAAAAATAGGTTACAATAATGGCAACATTTAATATTAATGAAGTAGCAAGAAGGGTACAATATACTGTAGGTTCAAGTAATAGAGCTGGTCCTTATAATTTTTCATTCCAAGTAAATGCTGCATCTGAATTACAAGTATATCAAAATGATACTCTACTAACAGATAGTGTGCAGTACAATGCAACTGTGTCTAGCACAGATGGTACTGGATCAATTACATTTATTGATAACTCTGGATCTGGTGGAACTAATTACACTCCAGCTCAAAACGATATTGTTACTATTATTGGTGATCAACCACTATCAAGAACTACAGTATTCCAAGTAGGCCAGGCTAACAATCCTACTACATTAGAAACTGAGTTTGATAATATAGTTATTAGACAACAACAATTAAAAGAAATGATGGATCGTTCCATCCAATTAAAACCTTCTACTACAAGAGTTGTTACTGGTACTGGTACATCTGGTCCTTTACAATGGCCTTATGATGCAACACCATCTAATAATGCATCTAAAATTATTGCATACAATAGTTCTGGTACAGGATTAGAATTAGGACCAACAACTGCAAACTTAAATACATTAGCTGGTATTACAGCAGATATTTCTACAGTTGCTGGGATTAGTTCTAATGTATCAACTGTATCTGGAATTTCTAGTAATGTTACTACAGTCGCTGGAATAGCAAGTGATGTAACTGCAACAGCAAATAATAATACAAACATAACAGCAGTAGCTGGACAAATTAGTCCAACAAATAATATTAGCACAGTTGCTGGTATTGCTAGTAACATAACCTCTGTTGCTGCAATAAGTTCTGATGTAACTACTGTAGCTGGTCTTAGCTCTTCTGATATTTCAACTGTAGCTGGGATTAGTTCAAATATAACTACAGTAGCTGGTATCTCTAGTAATGTAACCACAGTAGCTGGTATTAATTCTGATGTTACTTCTGTGGCTGGTATATCATCAAATGTAAGCACAGTTGCTGGTATTGCTGCGAATGTAACTACAGTTGCTGGAGTAAGTGCAAATGTTACTACTGTGGCATCTGATATATCTAATGTTAATACAGTTGCTACAAATATTGCTAATGTAAATACAGTCGCTAATGATATTTCAAAAGTAATAACAGTTGCTAATGATTTGAATGAGGCTGTTGCTGAAATTGATACAGTAGCTGGATCTATAACAAATGTAGATGCTGTTGGTAATGATATTACGAATGTTAATACAGTAGCAACTAATATTTCTAATGTTAATACTGTTGCTGGTGTTTCAAGTAATGTAACAACTGTTGCTAATAATAATTCAAATGTAACAACTGTCGCAAATAATAATGCAAATATTACTACAGTTGCTGGTCAAATATCACCTACTAATAATGTAGGAACAGTAGCTGGGATAAGCTCTGATGTTTCTACAGTTGCTGGAATTTCATCTAATGTAACTACAGTAGCAAGTAACAATTCTAATGTAACAACTGTTGCTGGATCAATTAACAATGTAAATACTGTAGCTACAGATATTGCTAATGTAAACTCAGTAGCTGGAAACAATACAAATGTTAATACAGTAGCTGGTTCAATTAGTAATGTAAATACAGTTGCTACTAATATTAATGATGTAAATAATTTTGCCAATACTTATCGTATCTCTGCAAATGCTCCAACAACAAGTTTGGATATCGGAGATCTCTGGTTCGATACCACGAATTCGGTTATGAAAGTTTACTCAGCATCTGGATTTGTAACAGCTGCGTCTGCTGTAAATGGAACTGCACAAAGATATAAATACACAGCAACTGCTAATCAAACTACATTTACTGGTTCTGATGATAATTCAAATACCTTGGCTTATGATGCTGGATTTGTTGATATTTATTTGAATGGTATAAAATTAGTTTCGGGTTCATCTAATGATTATGTAGCTACTAATGGTACGAGCATAGTCTTAAATTCTGGGGCCGCTGTAAATGATATTTTAGAAGTGATTGCTTATGGAACCTTTGAGTTATTAAATTCTGATGTTGGAGATCTTGGTAATGTAAACACAACTGGTTTAGCAACTAACGATTTATTACAATACAATGGCAGTAATTTTGTACCTAAAAGTTTTGATGAAATTACACCATCACAATCTAGTAATTCTGGTAAATTTTTAACTACTGATGGAACCAACTCATCTTGGGCCACAGTTAATACAAATTTAGTAGCAGACACTTCTCCACAATTAGGTGGTGATTTAGATGGTAATGGAAATACTATAGATTTATCTGGTAGTACAACAGAGCTTAGATTACCTAGAGGTACAAGTGCACAACAACCAACACCTTCTACTGCTAATGAAGGTGCAATCAGATATGATACAGATGATAATGTTGTATATTATTCTAATGGATCTTCATGGATAAAAATTTCTGGTATATCACCAAGTTTAAATAGTGTAACAGGAAAAATTTTAGTTGGTTTAACATCTACATTAACATTAGCTGGGGAGGGTTTTTTATCAGCAAGTCTTGTTGTTAATTTTACACAATCATCAGATAGTATTAATACAAATGTAACTGTAACTCCATCATCAGATACTGCTGCATCAGTAACTGTTCCAGCAGCAGTTTATAATAATGTTACTGCTGGTAATGCTGTAACTATAAAAGTAACTAATAGTGATAATCTTTCATCTGGTACTGTAAACACTACAGCAGTAGGCCTTCCAACTGGTGGAAGTATATCTACTTCTGGTAATTTTAGAATACACACTTTCAATTCATCTGGAACATTTACCAACACAATAGCTAACTTATCAGCAGAATATTTAATTGTTGCTGGTGGTGGTGCTGGTGGTAATAATGATGGTGGACAGGATGCCTCTGGTGGATCTGGAGGTGGTGGTGCTGGAGGTCATAGAACTGGTTCCACAACTGTTGCTAATGCTACAGGATATACTGTAACCATAGGTGGTGGTGGATCTGGTGGTAGTGTAAGTGGAGGAAACTCATCTTTCAATAGTATTACAAGTACAGGAGGAGGAGGAGGTGGACAAGTTTCATCTAACACAGGAAGTAATGGAAGTAGTGGAGGCTCTGGTGGAGGAGCTGGTACTGATGATAGCTCTACTTCTTTTAGTGGAGGTTCTGGAACATCTGGACAAGGAAACAATGGTGGTGGCGGATCTGGACCAGGAGGAGCTGGTGGTGGAGGAGCTGGTGCTGTTGGTGCAGATGGAGGTAGCAATCACGAAGGTGGTAATGGTGGTGCTGGTACAGCATCCTCAATCACAGGATCTAGTGTAACTAGAGCTGGTGGCGGAGGTGGTGGAGTTGGTGCTGGTGGCGTATCTCCTGGATCTGGAGGTTCTGGTGGAGGCGGTACTGGTGC